ATAAAAATAAAATAATATATAATAATGGTATATCATTTATCTAAAAATAAAAAAACCATTGCATCTATCAAAGGTTTACAACAATATTTACCGAATAATTTAGTTAAAACAGTAGTTAAAAAACAAATATTAAACAGAAATAAATATTTTTCAAGTAATAATTTATTTAAAACATTAGAAGTAAAAAATGTTAATTTAAGCTACATAATGGTGTTATTAAATCGTAATTCAAGTTCATATGATTTAGAATTTATAGATGAAGATAAATTTAAAGAAGAAATTGAAGATATTGTAATAATTTATTCAGTTATTGATCCAAATTCTACACTAAATAGATTTATTTCTGATTATTCAGTTTATAATTTTGAAATTAATATATACTTGAAGTTTTCGAAAATTAACAAATACATTAAATTATCATGTTCTATTAATACTACAGATACTACTAATAATAATGGACTAAGAAACAGAATACATAGAAAAAATAATATAAAAATTGAAAAGTTAAAATCTGGAAGTAAAATAGAAGACGATTTGATAGAAATTGGAACAGTAATTGGAAGAACAGTTGGAACATTACGATATAGAAAAGGCAATAATAGAAAAAGATATAATTCTATTACAAGCTTATCTTTATTATGGATAAATTTAATTTACCAATCTTATTATACAAATCGTTCAAACAATATCAAAAATATTAAACAAAATGGATTATCAATTTTAAAACAGTTTGTCAATAAAGAATTTAAAAATAAACCAACTATAAATCGTTCAAATATAGTAACAAATAATTTGTTACGATTAACAGAAAACCAAAGAAGAATACAAGTAAATAATAGAAGTATACATTTAACAAAATATTATACAACACAACTTCCAAAAAAATATCAAACACAAATTAAATCATTATCTAAGAGACCTAAAGTTCATAAAAGTACATCTTTAAAAATACAAAAGGGTCACCAAAGATGAGTATGTGCAAAATTTAAATTAAATTATATATTATAATAATGGAAATTGCAATTTTAGCTGGTATGGCAATTCTAGGTAATGAACTAACTAAAACATCGAAATTAAAAAATAAAATTAATGAAAAACCAATTAGAAAAGAAGGTAATCAATATCCATTTCAAGGTAATAAAGAAAATCCAGCAGACTTTAAATATAATCAATTTCAACCTTTTTTTCAACGAGAAGGTGGAATGTCTTTATCAAATAATAATGAAATCAAAACAAGAACACTTGAAGGTTTTACAGGAATAAATAATTCTGATTTTCAATATAAAAAAGAACAATCATGTTTATTTAAACCTGAAGAAAATATCCAAAATATATATGGAGCTCCAGCCATTCCTGATGATTTACAAAAACGATATCAAGCAAGTTCGTTAATGAATAATGTAGCACCTATAGCAAAACAACAAGTAGGTCCCGGATTAAATGTTGATGATGACGTTGATGCAAAAGGTGGATTTCATCAGTATTTCAGAGTATTACCAAATAATGTGGGTGTACATAATAAAAATACTCTGCAAGCACGAACTGTTGCAGGGAAAAGCATGACAGAAAATTCTACATTACCAACAGAAATAAATAGTTATAAACCTAAGACTTATTTTGATCAATGTGATCATCCTACTATGCCTACAAAACATGTTATAAATGCTCCAACAACTCAATCAGAGTTTGATATGAAATTGAATAATAGAGGTGCATCAAATCAACATGCTGGAATAGCTAAAGGTACAACTGGACATTCATCTTCAATTAATGGAACTAGAGTTGGTAGTATTCCATTACAATCTTTACCAACAGGAGGAGCATCAATGGAAAATGCTGCGACAGGTGGTTATGCTGTTTCTAAATATTTGGTTCATGAATCAGATAGAGAGAACTGTGGAGATGTTACAAATGCCCATAACAATAGTGGAAATTATGTAAAAGGAAAACAAATGGCAAATATGACACAACGAGAAGGAACTAGCAAAGGTTATTCTGGCAACGCTGGATTCTATAATGAAGCTCAATCAAACTATTCTACTGCATATAATGCTAATCAATACTATAATCGTGAAAACTTACAGGTTGATCATACACCAAATCCTGGTAATATGAATATAAGAGAAAATGCAAATAGCATTATGGGATCAGTAAAAGTAAGAGAAGATTGTAATGGTAATAGACCAAGTAACGGAATGTTACCAAACTCTATGAATGTTCAAGGAAAACCAGGACATATTGAACATGCTCCTAAAATTTCAGAATGTAATCCAAGACAAGATTTTGGGTTAGCATCTCAAATTTTAAAGAACAATCCATATGCTGTTCATTAAATCACTTAAATAAAAGAAAAGTATATATATTATAATAGAATTTTAGACATGGTTTCTAAATATCAAAATATCTTTAAAACATTAATAGAAATGTTGTCAGATAGACATTTTGATATTTCCGAATATAGTGGTGATTTTAAAATTGATTCAATTGCATCAATGGATAAATTGGTTTTTAAACATAACAATGATAATACATATATTAAAATATTTTATAATATTGATGAAAAAATTGGTATTAATTATATAAAAAATATAATTGTAGACTTGGAATCATGTATTCATAAAACAAGTGGTTTATTGATTTTAAATAGTTCAATAACTACATTTGCTAAACAATTTATAAACTCTGATCAAAATTCCCAAAATATAGAATATTTCAAAGAAACTGATTTAATGACAAATAAAACAAAACATTATCTTATTCCACAACACATTCTTTTGTCAAAAAGTGAGAAACTGTTATTATTTGCTGATTTAAAATGTAATGAAAAACATATTCCACGAATTAAATGCACAGACCCAATATCTCAATATTTTGGTGCTAAAATCGGCGATGTGTTTAAAATTATACGTTATGATGATAATACTCCGTCTATTTATTTCCGATTATGTATTTAAAACTTAGATGACATTATTATATATAATAATAATGACATTTCTTATTACAAAAAATATGCACAATAATAAAAAAAGTACATATAAAAAAAAACCAATATTAATTCATAAAAAATGTAGTCATATTAATTGTAATAGTACTTCAGTAAGTGTTCATGGTGAAAATCCTTATTGTAGAGAACATACTGAGTCACAGTGTTGTTTAAAATTTACAGAAAATGTATATAATGAAAAACGATGCAATGCAGTATGTGGTATGGTTGAATTTCACGGTAAGAAGTATTGTAATTCTCATTATCGTACATTAATTAGTTCTTGTCATCATCCAAAATGTATTAAATCCCGAGATACAAATGAAATATCTCATGATAATTACTGGTATTGTAATAATCATAAACCAGATCAAAACTTATTTATGACATCAATTGGATTATCACTTCAACAACAACATAAAATACCAATTGATATAAGTAGTAAAATTTATTCGTTATTAAAAGATCATAAAACAAGTATTTAAAATTTTCACCTAAAGAATACAATTTATATATAATATAACTATTAATTCTTTCAAATATTAAAATAAACAAATGACGTGTATCCGATCGATGATTCGTTCTAAAATCACAGAAGTATTACAACATGAAAAAAAAGCAAAAAATATTGAAATATCAATTTACAAATGGTCTGTTGATCATTTAAAAACAAGTTATAATTTTGTTAATGTAAATTTTGAAGATAAACAGCCAATTTGGGAAAATAAATTCTTTAAATTTGCATATTTAAGAAAAACTCGAAGTATTTTATTTAATTTAACTCATGTTGATAATATTCAATTTAAAGAAAAAATACTTTCAAATGAAATTTCGACAAGAGTAATTGCTGATTTAAAACCCCATGAAATATATCCTGATTTGTATAAAAAAATATTTCAAAAGGAAAAGAGAATTGAAGAAAAAAATAAAGAAGAAAAATTGAAATATCAAAATCTAAATGGAGTTGAATGTTTGAAATGCAAAAGTAAAAACACTACACATTATGAATTACAAACAAGAAGTGCGGATGAACCAATGACAGTTTTCTATACATGCTGTGATTGTGAGAATAGATGGAAAGATGATGGAAAAGCTTAATCAATCAGATAATGCTTTCTACAAACAGACATATATTTTTCTTTTGCTCCAACACAAACTATATTATTGTCATCTAAACCTGCAAGGTAACGTTTTGAAAATAATCCTAATGTACCATTATTACAAACTGAACACATTGCATGAAGTTTTACTACATTGTTACAGTAAGGAATAATATCTAATATAAAACCAAATTTATTTCTATTTGAATCTCCATCTAAACCTGCAATAAGAATAATATAATCAAGTTTTTCATAATGTTTGATAAAATCAACTATATCAGGAAAAAATTGTGCTTCATCTATTGCAATAACATCAATATTTTTAGGTATATTAAGATCTGTTAATAATTTACATTTTGTAGCTTTATATACACTATTATCATGAGTTTTTATTTCATTTCCACAACGAATATCTACTTCATGATTAATCATGTAAATATTTTTCTTTATTGCCTCATATGTTCTACATCTTCTTAACAATTCAGTAGATTTACCACTAAACATTGAACCAATAATAAGTTCAATTGTTGCCATCTTCTTATAATTATATAAGTTTTTTTCTTTAATATTAATTTATACTATTAGAATAATATGGATATTATTATATTAGCAAAAGAAATTAGAAATGATTTCATACAAAATAAAACTGTTCCTAATAATGATAATCAAAAGAGTTTTAAAGATCGGTATTTGTCATTATTCAATATGATAACAAAACCAGATATGGATGAAGCAATGTTTGCAAAGTTTTGTAAGTTATCACAGTTAGTAAACTCTGGTGAATGTTCATCATTTGATGGGGCAGCACAATTCAGTGAATTTGGTGCCAAAAAATATATTTATAATAAATTTGAAGAACCATCACAAGAAGAAAAAGAAAATGCGTATACAAAACTTAATAAACAAAGTTAAGGATATTTTTGCTTATATTTATATAACCACAAAAACTTTTGTACATATTTATTATAAATTAATAAATATACAATGACAATGCACGATAACGAAGACCTATTTGACCCGGAAGATACAATTGTATTAACTAAACAATCCATTAAATTTTTTAAAAATGTTGATAAAATGAATACAACATTAACAAAAAAATTAGAAGATCTTGATGGTAAATGGGAACTTATTAATACAAATTATGAAGAAGATGAGGTATTACCTGATGAATGGCTTTCAAAAAATCAAGACAAATTAAAATATGTTTATGATGATATTATTTACAAATCAAAAATTTCAACAATCTGCGATAAATTAAATTTTCCATTATTTATGAACTATATGCAAGAAACATCTACAATTAAATTTTTTGATTCGTCATATATCAATTGGGATTTATATGAAGAATATAAATTATATAACATGAAGAAACCAGATTTAAAAATATGGACATCATTTTTTATTGAAGAAATATTTCAATTATATAATGACACTAATTTATCCACAGTAAAATTAGGAAAATTTGAAGATTTTATTTTATTTTGTTTCCAAAATAGTTCTAGTAATAAACAACTACCAGGATATTAATTTTAATATATATATTAAATGAATGAAGCAAATTGGAAGGCAATGAAAAACGCAATGAATGCAGTGAAACCAAAACCAAAGACGCCTTCTCCGGTAAATCTTTCAAAATGTAAGAATCCAAAGTGTAGAGCTTCAAAAAATAATTTTATGGAAAATCATGAGTCAGGAGATATATTATGTCAGGAATGCGGAATGATTCAAGGTCAAATATTCGAACATCAATCACCTCGTGCTGGTAACCGAGAAGGGAAACCATTCTTTGCAAGAGTCATTGAAGAAGATGATATTAAAGTAAGACTACTTTCTAATGCGTTTTTTGATGAAATGAGAGGAAATTTTGCAAATGGATCAAGAGAAGGAAGTGTAATAGCTGATATTTATGGATCTTTAAAAGTATTTAAAGCAAATGTTGTAATGAAAGGAAAAGGTGGTAAAAAAACTTCAATGAAAGGTATGCATTTACCAACTGTTGTTTGCTTAATTATATATTGTCACCTTGTCCGTTCTCATAGAGCTATGCCCTTATCAATTATTATTGTTATAATGAATAAAACACTAAACCGTTCTAGACAAAATACATCATTTGTTAACATGAAAACAGCTTCTTCCTATAGAACCAATGTTAGTAAAGGTATAAAACAATTCTTTAAAATACGTCAATCTAAAAATCAAGAAACCTGTGACGAAATGTTGTTATCTATAAAACCAAGCGGATTTGTTCCTTTAACTACTTCTGGTCATCTTGGTATACGTGATCGTGATGCACATAATATTATGAAATCATTAGCGGATTCAATGACATCTGAAATATCTAATAAACCTCCAGCTTATATTGCAACAGGATGTATTCTTTATGTTGCAAAACAATTACATTCTTTAAATAGTTCCTCATATCCTAATATATCAGCTGAGTATATGGGTGTGACAGATAAAGAAATGAAAACATTTAGTAATAAAATAAATGCATCTACAAATGAAATTGTTATTAGAGAACGATCTAAATTGCAAAGACCAAATTCACCCCCAAAAAACAACGGGAATTCACCTCCAACGAATAATGGTAAAAAAAAAAGAAAACCCAGAAAAAAGAAAAACAATAAGTAATTTTCATGATAATAATTTTAATTCATTATAAACATTCCATGAAAAAGGAAAACTTTTACTTTTATATGTATTACACATTCCATGTTTACGATTTTCTGTTTTGTTATTTGAACAAAAACATTTCTGATATATGTTTTTTTGGTTCACTACAAAGTAGATATGGTTTGTATGATCACTATTTTTATTCATACAATAATGTGAATTGGTACCAATACAATAAGTTGAATTGTCTATCTTTTTTATTTTTGTAATTCTAATATTTTTGTAGTTCTCGTGTAATCTCTCTAACTCTTTTATTATATTTTTATGAGAAATGTTTGTACTTGTTGTTATATCTAATGAATGAATTTGAGAATCTGGATTTATATCGCTTGTTCTGATCATACTTGTTTCAATATCTTCTATTGTAATATGTTTTTTTTGTTTTTTGTCAATTGTATAATATCTTTCTAAATTCATTTTATGTGATCCGATCATACGCAATCCTGTTTTATACACACTTGTGTCAATGATATTAGTTATAAGTATCTCATCATAATTATATTTTGTAATAATTTTTTGTCTTAATGCTTTTACAAATTTATCAGCTTCAATTGGAGTAATTTCAATTGTTGGAAAAATAAGATGATAACCATTAGTTGAATTACATTTTAATTCTATTATTTGTTCTGGAATAATATGTTTGATTTGTAATATCAATGTATGTATATCAAAATCTTTTACATCTTTTGCATCAATATCTATAAAAAGTTTTATTGTTTGTGATATTTTTTCAACAACATATAAGATTTCGTTTTGATGTAATGATTTATGATATTCTTTTATAAATTCATTATGAAGATAATTAGGTACACATAGTTTTCCTCCATTTAATAACAAATGTGTTGCTTTTGAAGCATTATTAGTATAAATATTGTTTTTTATACACCATGATTTAAACATATGTATATATTTATTATCTTTATTTAACTATATTATAACAAAGAATCACTTTTTTAAATATATTTTAATGTAAATGAATTAATATTTTGAAAGTGTATTGAGAATTATATATTTTCACCTAAAGAAAGTATATTCTATTAAATATAAAACAGAAAGTGTATTGAGAGAACTATCTCTATTTTCACTTTAAAATATTAAATCATATTCTATAAAATATAAAACAGAAAGTTTATTGAAGAACTATATATATTTTCACCTAAAGAAAGTATATTCTATAAAATATAAACGAACATCACAATATCTTAAGAAATATATTTTTATTTTCACTTAAGGAATAAATAAGTATATAGTATAAAGCACTAAAACATATACATTAAAGTTTACTTTTAATAATCAATATGAATGCATCTCAAGTAATCAATGAACTCAATAACACTTGGTCTTCTCTTCTTTCACAGTATTATGATAAGGTTGCAACTGAGCATTTGAAAGTAATTGCTGAAACATATAGTATTCCAATTTCAGAGTTAGAAAACAAGTCGAAACATCTGAAAGAAGAAATTTTATCAAAGTTGACTAATTGTGTTGAAAAAGCTCAACACAAGACAGAAACAAATGTTAAGCAAATAAACGAAAAGGGATTTGATAAAATGAGCAGAAAGGAATTGCAAGAAGAATGTAAGAAACGTGGAATCCCAACAAAGCGAAAGAATTCAGACATGGTTGATATAATTCTTGAGTTTGATACTAAAAAAAATCAAGAAAAGGTAGAAGAAAAGGTTGAAGAGAAAGTAGAAGAAAAGGTAGAAGAAAAGGTAGAAGAAAAGGTCGAAGAAAAGGTCGAAGAAAAGGTTGAAGAAAAGATCGAAGAAAAGGTTGAAGAAAAGGTCGAAGAAAAGGTTGAAGAAAAGGTTGAAGAAAAGGTAAAGGTGAAAGTTAAAAAAACAAAAATTGCTTCTCTTCTGAAAGAAACAAAGATTGAATTGCCGCTTGAAGAAGAAGAAGAAAATTCTGATCTTGAATTCAATAGTGATAATGAAGAAAGTTTTCCTGACGAAATTGAAAATATGACAGAAGCGGAATTTGAAAATAAATTTGTAGAGTTAAAACCGGAGGATGATTACACTGATGATGAATTATAGAATTGTACTATTTTACTTACAAACATATTATAATTTGCACAATACAAATCTCGAGATAATTTACTTTTGTTTAGTATTTCGTTTAAACTCATATTTATATATACATTTATAGAATTTTCAATATATTTTTCTAAAACAATAGAAATTACACCTAAATTTAATTTTTGAAAAGAATCTACTTCAAAACAAATACCATGTTTATTTAATTCATTCATTGGAGGACCATCTGGAGTTATCAATATAGCACCAGTAGAAATCCCTTCATTTATATAATGTCCAAATCCTTCCATTTCACTCGGACATATATGTACTCCACATTTATTCATTAATATGTTTAATTCAATGTTTTCTAATTTATATTGATAAATAGTAATATTTGATTTATATTTGAATGATTCTTTAAGTTCTAAATAACCATTTTGATTAATATTACCGTGATGTACAATAGTTAAATGTGGCCACTCTGGATGCTGTAACCACAAATTTAGTAACAATTGCGAATTTTTAAAACGAGAACATCCTTTTATATGTAAAAATGACATGTAATCTTTTTCAATATTTGGAACATGTCTGTCAATGGAAGTCCATAATGTTTTATGAATGCATGTAAAATCTTTATATAATTTAAATAAAACTTCATATGCTAAATTTGTTTTGGCAAAGATGTAGTTTACTAATTTGTTTTTTATACATTGATTATCTACACTATTCATTAATTCGATATTTGGAATAAATACATAAATTGCATTATTATTTAATATAATTTGTTGACAAATATGTTCAATAAAAAATATGTATTTATAACTTTTACTTATTTGAATAGTTTTAATCTGTAAAAAATCATATTCTAAAATATCTAAAGATATATTAGCAAATGATGAAATGTTTTTTAATATATTTGCATCATTTATAAGTCCTAACGATTTATGTGTACAGATTAAACCTGACATAACTTAAAAATTAAAAAATATAACAAAATAAAACAAAAAGTTAATTAGTTACATTATATATAAAAATATAGTTATTAAACTATGAATAAGGTTAATGTATTTATGTGCTTACGAAATAATGAAAATTCACTTGATAAAACTTTTACTATGTTAGAAAAACTAAAAGAAATCAATAATAATTACAAATTTTATTTTTATATATATGAAAATGATTCAATAGATAATACAAAAAATATAATTAGATCATTTTATGATTTCAATAACGGAAAATGTAAATTTGAAATATTGGATAAGGTGCAATGGAATAGTGATAATAAAAATCATGATAGGATTACTGATATGTCATTATACAGGAATAAGATGAAAACATTGTGTACTAATTGGGAACACAGTGAATATTCAATTATACTTGATTCAAATATTGAATTTAATAGTGATACAATATTTGCAGATATGTTAAATATATTCAAATTTGATTCTAATATTCAAATGGTAAGTGCTTACGGTGTTATAAAAAATAAACCGACACAATATTATGATACATTTGCTTACGAAAAAAAAGAAGAATCAATAAATGAAATGAAGGAAAAGAAATATATAAATGTAACTAGTGCTTTTGGTGGGTTTGCTGTAATAAAAACAATTGTATTGAAGAAGTGTAAATGGGAAAAATCTAAGAATATATGCAGTGAACATAATCATTTTTGCAAAGAAGTCTCTAAATATGGTAAAATAGTATGTTCAAATATAAAAGTGTTTTGGACGAAATAATTTTCACTTAAAGAAAGAGATGACTATATAATATATATAAAATATACATATGTTTCAAACATTAACAAAATACATATTTAAACAAAACAAGACTGTTGAACCTCTTCAAGAAATAGTTATACATCCATTTTATCTTGAACAAATAGTAATTTATAATCCATTATATGGAATGAAATATGATAATAATTAAAAATATTCAATAAGCAATATTAAAGAAATTAATAATAATATATATATTAGGAAAATGGATATTTCAGGATTAGTTTTAATTATTGAAGGTATTATTGGTACGGGCAAAACAACATTTTCTAAAATTTTATCAGAAGAGTTAAAATGTACATGGTTACGATAACCAGATGAAGAGACTGGAAATCCATATTTATCAAAATTTTATGAAGATCCTAAAAGATGGGCACTAACTATGCAATTACATCTACTAAATATTAGATTTCGTATGCATAAACATGCACAATGGAATAGTATGCAATCTGGAAATAATGTTGTAATTGATAGATCATATTTTGGGGATACTGCATTTGCAAGATTGCAATTAAAAAACGGTACATTAACTGAAGATGAATTTAATACTTATAAAGTTTGCTATCATAATATGACATCTAGTGTATTATTGCCTCAAATTTGTATATATTTAGTATCAACTCCTGAAGTATCTGCAAATAGAATTAAAAACAGAATGGAAATTCAAACTGGGCGAACGTGTGAAAATGTAATAGAGCTTAAATATTTAGAAGATTTGACAATTGAAGAAGATAATATGGTGAATATATTAGATCAACAGGGAGTTTATGTTCTTAGAATTCCTTGGAATGATAACAAATCAGAAGATGAAATTAGACTATATATTAAAGAATATATCATTCCTAGTTTAGAATCGTATAAAGTTCCTGATATTTTTCTAGATTTACACCGTAGAACTATTTAAATATAAACTATTATAATATGAATGAAAAAGTTTATGCAATTATAATTATTATTTTTAGCTTAATTATTAATTCGTTAATAACATATTATTCTGAAATATTTGCAAAAGAAAATATACAAAATAAGCAACCATTATATGATATTGGACATAATATTCTACCAAATACATCAAGTTTTAGATATGTAAATGATATATTCCCAATTTTGTTTGGTATTATTGCAATCTATATAACAAATAGTAAAATAAATCTAACAAATTTTATTATTGCAAATGTTATTATTTTTACTTTTAGATTAATTGCAGCGTATATAACTTTACTTCCACCATCTTCGAATATAGAACAATATCCTGTTTTAAGTGGGGGGTCACATGATAAAATGTTCAGTGGACATATATGTGCTTTATTAATGTCTACATTTTTAATATTAAAAAAACATCCAAATTTAAAAACATATTTATATATGTTTAATCTTCTTTATATTCTTCAAGTAATAGCATCAAGAGATCATTATTCAGTAGATGCTGTAATTGCAGTTTTTATATCAATATCAATAGCAAAAATTTACAAGTTTGTTTAGAACATAGGTTGGTATGATTGACACAAATGTTTTATAAAAGTCACAATAAAAAGTATAAAAGAAACATAAATAACAAAACACCTTAATTTAATTGACTATATTTGATAAAATTTGACCAAGTTTGATATAATTTGAAAAAAATATTTGTTTATCTCAATGTATTCATGTCCATATTGTGATAAATCTTTTAAGTTTAAAAGTTATTTAAAGAGACATATACAAAATAAATTTCCATGTGAAAAGAAAGATAATATTGAACATAATGAGCCTGTATTGAATAACTATGAAAATAAATGTAAATTTTGTTTAAAAGTGTTTAAAGAAAAAGAATATTTAAAGCGTCATAAATGTAAAAAAGAACACTGTTCTATAAGAGAAAATGAAATAGAATTAGGTATTGATATAATACCACATGAACGTATATGTAAATATTGTGAAAAGGAATTTTCATCAAAAAAAAGTAAATATAGACATGAAAAACAATTTTGTGTTAAAAAAACAGAATATGAAGATGATATATTATCTCAAATAAAAGAAAAACATAATAAATCTCAATTAAATACAAATCAAGAGTTACTTAAAGAATTACAAAATATAAAATTAATTCAAACAAGTATGATAAGAACAATTCAATTACAAAATCATCATACAAATTTTAATCTAAATATATAGTAATGGGTAAATATATGAATATTTTTAAAGCATCAGCTGCAGGAGGTGCTGGGTTTATGGCTGGAACTACACCTCAACTTTTAATTGGTGTCATAATTTTTGTTATTGGGTTTTCAATTTATCAAAAAGAAAAGAAAAAATCAAATTCAAGTGATAGTAAGAGAGGATTTGCATTGATATTAATGTTATTGGGATCTGTACTCGGTTATGGTATAGGTTTTGGAACGGGATTAAATTCTTTAAAAAATGAACTATAAAATACTTGTCATTTGTCGAGCTAATCCACATTTATTATGTGAAAGTTGAACTGGATCATATGGCTGACTTGCTGCTCGTTCTAATTCAGTGAAACACAAATTTTCATCTTCTCCAGTTTGTTGACGACCAATAGCAGCAGATAATCCTTCGAATGTTTCATGAACGTTTCCTTGGTTAAATGTCATTGCAGCATTTCTATTAATTCCAAATTGGCTTGCTACAACAATTGCATCTTGATTTGCTCCAAGGAATATAAATTTCCAACCAATTTCTTCTTTCATTCTAATCAAATCTTTAATATGAGCTTTAGAGTATGTTGTACTACAATTTTCATATCCATCGGTTAAAATAACTATGATTGGATTTTCATCACTTACATTATTAATAGTGTTACCAATTGCATCAAGGAGTGCAGTTGAACCACCAGGATTATAATTTTTCTTTGATAAATTAATATTTTCATCTATTTTTTTATTTTGATAATACATTTTGTAATCATTACTGAATAAATACAAACTTACGTTACCATCTGAATTTGTTTTAATTTGTTCATTAATAAAATGGTTATATCCACCAATTGTATCATCAATACATTTATACATTGAACCAGATTCATCAAGAATAATATGTACTGAAGTCATGACACTATATAATAACTATTTGCTTATTACTTTAAACTTATATTCTTTAGGTGAATAGAAATTTACATGTATCATTTGTTAAATTATTAATAATCACTAAATTTTCAATTCTATATTGTTTCCACTTTTGAAAAAAATAAAATAATTCCTTATCCATAATATATTAATAATCCATATTATAATTATGAATAATAATACCTGCAAGTTCTAATGGAGTCATATCTGTTTCTTCAAAGTAAATACGATATGGTTGATCTGGAAGATCATCTACTGTTAGATCAATATGTTTAATAACATGATTATTAATTCGTTCTTTCCAAATTTGAAAATGTGTATCACGTGTTGATGTACGCATATTATATATATAAATATACAATTATTATCTTTATATAGAAATAAGTGATGTAATTTAAATGGTTCAATATCAGTCAAAGTATTGGATAACCATCGATCGATTGAGTATATTGAGTAAGTGATATTTCATAGTTTCAAACAGTGACTTTTAGTTCCTATTAAAATTTATAATTGAAAATAATTTAATGAAAACATGTAACTTTACTTAAACATACAATTATTAAATATAATAATGAACGTTTATTTACAAAGCGAAAACAAAAATGAATGGACAATTCCTACTGAACATGAATTACAAGTAATAAGACAATGTATTGAAGAAAAAAAAGAGATATATTATGATAGCAAAAAAATGATGTGTCAATATCATAAATGTAAATGGAAATTGGATATGGATCCAGATATTTTTTGTTCATTACAAAATTGGGAAAATGGATTAAATCAAAAAGTTATTTGGAATGAAAATAATATGACAAACCAACCAACTCATAATGGTGCTAAAAGAATAAATTTAAAATAGTTTACCAAACATCTTTACAAATACTACCAGTTTCGTCTGTAAAAAATAAATTACGAGGTTTCCAATTTTTATATTTTAATGTTCTTTGCATTATAAGTTTACAATTATCACATGATTTTGCCATCATTAGATTTTCACCTTTTTTGTTGGTTCTGAAAACAATAACATCAATTGGTTTTTTCTTTTCAGAAGCTTTTAATTTTTCAACGGCATTTTCTTCGGCATGCACTGTTTGGGGTATTTGGTTTTTGAATTGAGTATTTAAATCAGAGTTATATATATTTATACCTGATGAATATATTTTTTGTTTTTTTAAATCACATGTGATACAGCCTATATAAGCATATCCACACGAACAAATATTATTTCGAAAAATAGTATTACTGTTATGGTCATAAAACCCGCTGTTTGCATTTAATAGGTAAGAGTCGGTTAATAAAACCCAAAACATTTTTTGACAAATGCAAAGAGGATTGCAACAACAATTGAGAAGTCATGTTTAATTATAGTATATTAAGTATAATAAATGTTAAGTATATTAATATGGTTAAATATAAAATGATAGTTGCAATGTGTGGTAACAATGGAATAGGTTATAAAAATAGTTTACCTTGGAGTAATTCAGAAGATTTAAAACGATTTGCAAACTTAACAAAAGGTAATGGTAAAAACGCAATTATAATGGGAAGTAAAACCTGGGAAAGTTTACCACATAAACCTTTAAAAGAAAGATATAATATTGTTATATCTAAATCATCATCAATATATTTAGGTGATAAAATGTTTTCAAATATCGACAATGTATATGATTTTTGTGAAAAATCAAAATTTGAAGATATTTGGATAATTGGTGGTGAATCAATCTATAGGTATTTTATTTCTAAACATTATATATCTGAAATTCATATTACAAAAATACCAGGAAATTTTGAATGCGATACATTTTTTCCTGAGACAAATCATTCAAATATTATATATTATTAAATTTTCACCTAAAGATTACAATATATATAATATATAACAAAGCAATCAAGAGTAATACACAAATATACTTTTCACCTAAAGAATATAATATATATAAGATATAAAGCAATCAATTCAACAAACAAAACAAATACATTTCAAAATGGCAGGTGAATATTCTCCCCCTAATACATTTTACAGTCATGTCAAGGGACTTTCTACAAATCAAGATATGTTCAAGTTCATTGGTAAGCAAGGAGCCCATTTCAAGTTTCTTACTGAAAAACTTGGTCTTGAATATATTTGGTAGAATAAAGATATGAATATGATTGAGCTGTGGGGACCTCATTACAAGATGGCTTACGCACAAAAAGTAATGAACCAAAAGAAAGAAATATATATGGAAAATGAACTTATTAAGAAATTTGAAAAAAACTTTCCTGAACTAATTGCTGATATGGTTTAATATATTTCTTATATTACATGTTGGCAATGATACTATAATTATAGAAAAAAATAAAAAAAGGTTAAAAAAAGTTATATAAAGAAAATAAACTTTAATTAAATATTAATGAAATTGAGTATTCGTACTCGTATTTACATTGGATTATTAATTTTATTTGGAATATATTATATTTATAAAAATTATAATAAATAAAACATGAATCAAATTGAAAAGAATCATGTATACAATGTTTATAATGAAATCAGTAAGGATTTTGAAAACACAAGGAAAAATTTAGTATGGCCATTTCTGAAAAACTTTATTGACAATATAGAACCATATTCTATTGTATGTGATATTGGAAGCGGTTCTGGACGTAATTTATATAGAAATGATGTTGAATATATAGCGTCTGATTTTTCTGAACAAATGTGTAATATATTAAAATCTAAAACAAACAATGTATTAACAGCAAATGTATTATCATTACCTTTTCGAGATAATACATTTGATGTTGTATTATGTGTAGCATGTATACATCACTTGTCTTCTTTTGAAAGAAGAAAAAGTGCTATAAATGAATGTATGAGAATCTTAAAACCAAATGGAAAAATATTAATTACAGTTTGGGCAGAATCAGAAAAATATGGAAGTGATGATCAGTATATAAGTTGGAATAATTCATATAATAGATATTATCATTTATTTACACAAGAAGAAATTGAAAAAGTAAAACCAAAAAATACTAAAATATATTTAGAAAAGTATAACTATTACATTATTAATGAATGAAACATACTTGGTTTAGTTATAATGTTAATAATTTTTCACCTAAAGAAAGAAAAATACTAAATAATATAATAATGAATTCTATTTTATTAATCAGACCTGAATGGTTGAATAAAATAAAAAATGGAGAGAAAACAATAGAGATAAGAGGACAACCATGTAAATCTAAAATCAACAAAACAATTGGTTTAGCATATTGTGGACCAACTATTGATAAAACAAAAAGAAAAATTATATTAACTGCAAAACTTTCTGGATATAAACAATACAATAATATTGACGAATATAATTCTGATATTAATAATCATTGTTCATATCATGAAACTTTACCATATAAAAAGACCTATGGATGGATTTTAGAGGATGTTTGTGTACTAAAAGAAGAAATTGAATTTGAATACAAAAAAGGAGCTGTAATTTGGGTAAATTTTGTATAGAACGAAGAAAAAGAATGACACGAGTGAAATACACACCGCATCGATTATTTATATTCTACTGTTTAATTTTTGGGCGTGTACAAGATAATAATTTATAAACAAATCCAGATTCTTTCTTTAATTGTTTTGCGAGTTCTTTTACTTTCATATTAACAAATTGTTTAAAAGGATCTTCTTCTTCTTTAAGTTCATTTGACTCTTTAAAGTCTTCTGAATCAAACTCATCAAGTTTTATATCATTATTATAATTATCTAACCAAACTTTAGCAACTTTTTTTTCATCAACTACCTTATTAGTATAAATATCTTCTTTAACTAATTCAGGATAATTTGCAAGATACATATATGGTGAAAATGAATTTCTATTTAATCCATTAACAGCTCCAAAACTAATCCAAGCAATGGTAGCATTTTCATCATTGAAAGATCCGTCTTCATTTTTGAAACCATTATATGTTTGTGGATAGCTTGCAATGTATTTAACTGGATCAAAAAAGAATTAACTGATCTTTCACCGGAAGCTATTTCTG